TTTTTTTTTTTTTTTTGGGATAAGGAAGCGGGAGAAGCCCTTCGGGCTTTTCACTCCTACGGCGTCGCGCGCCCCAGAGTCATTGTGCCAATTGTGATCTCTGAGGGATTATGCGTCACCGCACACGGCGTTCACCCAACGCAGGTAAAGTGATCTGTAGCTTGGAATCTCAAAGAGGCCCTGGAAGGGTTCAAAGAGACGCCGGTACTCGTCTGGTCCGGAGTGGACGGCGAGTCCTGCCACGGAGATCAACTTCTCCTGTATGGTCCCACGGCGTGCAAAGGAGAGAATGGCCTCGAGAGTCTTTGAGGCCATCACAGGTTTGTAAAACCCAGTTCCATAATCCATGTGGAAGTGTCTTTTGAGGAAAGTGACATCGGTGATGGAATGTCCGAGAACAAAACCTTTGTCGCTTTTGTCAGCTGGAGTAATGGTTTGACCGAGAGATTTAAAGTGGGGCTTGAGAGCCTCAAAGTCCAAATCGTAGTCACTTGCCACCACGATGTCGTCTCCGTATGAGATCATGGTGTAAGTATCCAGCTCAACTCCCTCATAGTGTCTACGCAAGGCGTAGAGCACATATATGTTGTTCAAGATTGTGTTGATGATGCTTGTTGCGGAACAACCAGATGGCATCCCGCCCTCGACAGTGATACGTTTATTTTCATAGGCGTGTTCCGTGTTCACGAGAGTCTTCAGGATCCACTCAGCATTTGGGTGAAAACCAAAGTCCGTGCGGAACACTTCCTCAAACATGATGTTCATTGCGTCACTGCAGTGGTTAGCATCGAAGGCCGAGTAGTCCACGTCCCACACGTTTCTGTATTGGGCGAAGTGTGTGCCAAATCTTTGCCAATCAACATCAGGGTTACAACCGACTGCTGAGCCAATTTGCGGTCCGTTGTTTGAGTGCATTTGTGCACAGAATCTGCCAATCATCATCCTGGTGTAAAGAATGTGTTCAACGGGCAAAACGTCGACAATGCGAGTCTTGCCGGCACGTACTTTCTCCATCGGGCGAATTTCGTCCTTCAGGAAGGTCTGGCAAACAAATTTGTATTCTCTTCTCTCCATGAGCTTCAAGGCAGCCTCGACTTCGGGCCCGACCGTGCCGTTCTCAAAATCGATGAGCGCGCCACGACGTTTCCCCTGGAGTGCCCAGGGGAGGCCAGGCGCAGTGTCTGGCTCCATGGCGTCGAGTCCATCAACGCCCTTGATTGCCTCGTAGATGCTCAATGGGGCATTTGCTGTACCCAGTACGCTGTGCAAGCGTGAGGCGTAGTCAGCAGCACAACGGCGGAACAGCGCTTTGTCTTCCTCGGACATCTTTGTGTCTCCCTTGTGTTTGGAGAAGATGGCTTCATCGAGGACAACACCCTCGTTCAGGCGCGGGTCCTTGTTAGACAAGGCGGCAGGCCCAAAGTCAGGGTTGAACACACCGTGTGCAACGGTGGGTGCAAGCTTGGTTTTGCGCATCACGTGAACGCGCTCTTCCACATCTCTGGTGTTGACAACCAAACCCTCGTGGTGTGGTTCGGGGTCAATGTGTGCCTTCATCTTTTGAAGCATGGACCTGGAAACACACGAACAGTATCCTACTCCATTGCCTCCTGCAGAGTGAGTGCCGACGATGAACGTGTCAGCCCCGTCCTTAGCGAGAACGGCTCCTCCACAGTAACCGGCCTTGGTGGCGGCCTTATAGGCAAAAAGGCCAGGCATGGTATCTCCATCCATGCACACTACGATATCCTTGTAGGTGAGGGCCTCACCAGAGAAAATCAGCCTCCCGACGTCTGCGTTGTTGATCACACCAACAACGGGAGTGCCTTTCTTCATTCTTGCTGTATCACGAAAGTGTTTCGTGATGTCTCTCACACGGTTCCCGCGGTGGAGTACCATGAGTGCGGCGTCCGAGAGCATGTCCTGTCCTTTTACTTTAATCTCAAACTCAAACACTCTGTAGTCACTGTCTGTCATGGCTCTGCCGTCCAACATGATTTTGTCATACTTCTCTGCAAAAAGGTGACGAGGCACGAGGTAAGCAGTACCAAACACTCCAGTAGCACAGCAGATGGCTACTGTCTTCCCGTCAAGGATAAGCTCAACAGGCTTTGTGTTGCCCATGACCATCTTTTGCAAGTCGGTCGGTGGGGCACCACTCTCAGTGACAATTAAGTTCTTGGCTTTCACTTTCAAAGCGACAGGCTTCTTCACCGGTCCTTCGTAGGGTCCTTCCTTAATGACCGGGTTTTTCACTTTCACTTTCAGTGGTTTCTGTCTCTCCATCGGACCAGCGTAGGGTCCCTCCTGTTGTGGGAGCTTGGCTCTCACTTTCAGAGGTCTCTGACGCTCGAGTGGCCCGGCGTAGGGTCCTTCAGCTTGTGGGTACTCTTCAGCAGGATATGCGGGCTCGAAGCCCACGTCATCACGCGCCTTTCGGTCCGTGAGAGTTCTCTCTCTGAAGCCAACGGTGCTGGCACCACTGGTTTCCAGAGGGTTCTTTCCCGCCTCGTCAAGAGTTTCATCGTCTGCGGTGTTGTTTGCCTTCTCGATGTGCTCATTCACCGAGCCATCCACCATCTTCTGCCTCTTGTGGGTTTCACGGATCATGATCACTATGTTGGCCAAGAGGGTCAAGCACAGGGCAACAGTCTCAAAGTTTTCCTTCAGACGCTTAAAAGCGCGTTTCACAAATGAGGTTCGTTGGATGAGGGGTCGGAGCTCCTCCTTGATGGAGTCGTGCACCATGCCCTCAAAGAATTCAATTGCCGCCTCGTGTTGACCTTTCTCAATGAGGAAGTACAACACGGATTTTTGGGAAGGAATTGAGATCTGCTTGAAAATCGGGTGGCTCGACACTTTCTCGTGGAGCTCGACCCGTTCAATCACCTCCTGAACGAGCTGGTACACGTTCTGGAGGGGTGGTTGAGGCTTGAACAAGTCCTGCTGCATTCTCTTCATTTCAACGGCCGTGCCGTTGAGAAGGGCACAGTCGTACTGAAACATTGCTACCGGGTTGGTGTGAGTGTCTTCAAGTGCTTTGACGATGTCCAGTTTGTTGTTAATTTTGTACCCGTCCTTGGCGCTCACGTCGATGTCAAAGTGGAACCTCCGGTTCAGCGCATCAGGGCACACCATAGTCTTCGGGGTAAAACCCGAGTACAGGTTGGTGGTTGCGATGATGACCTTGCTGTTGAAAGGTTTGCCTTTGTCCTCGAGTGACGCCATGGGCGGGATGAACCCCGTGGTTGAAACCATTTGGGCGAAGTACTTGAAGTCCTTGCCATCGGGGTTCTGACCCAGGTCATCCATCACTACAACGGTCTGCTGGTTGTAGCCGTCGAAGTGGTCAGGGTCAGGTGGGCAGTACCAAACGGAATTGGTTCTACCAGTAAAGTGAGTGGAGATTGCTTGCGCGAGCACGTTCGCAAGGAAACTCTTGCCCTGGCCGGACTTGCCACGGAGGCAAACGACCACGGGTTCGGGTCTCGACTCGCTGGGTGCTGGGGCGACCACTTTGCACAGGTTAGCGATGTGGACGTTCCCGTTCTTCAAACACGCTTGGCGCGCGTTGTCGAGCCACTCCTTGGCTTCCTTGTACTTGCTTGGGTCGTTGAGGTCCCGCTGCTTTTCAAGGATACCAGGCACCAGGTCTGTCATGGTGACGAACTTCTCCTCTGAGGCGATCCATGCCTTAATCCAGTCGCGGATGGCAAGGATCAACTTGACCAGCCACTCGCCGTTCTTGAGAACGGCGAAAATGTCGTTAATGTCACGTGCTTTGAGCTGTTTCTCTGCTCTCTCAAGGTCTTCGGGTGTGGACCGGAAGAAACTCGAGGCGACCTTGACCAACCCGGCCAACAGGATCGGGGCTCCGAAACTGAAGACGGGGGCCGGCACGTGAAAGAGACTGGAGAGCGAATCGGAAATTTTCTTCACGACAAAGGTGCTGTCCAGAATCTCGAGACCGGTGTCGGCCAGCATGATGGCCACAAGGACTGGGTCCTTGGACCGTGCTGCCACAGCGGCCATACACGACAGGCGGCTTAGGAGCTTAATAAGCTTGTACCAGGGTTTGGCCTCGTCGAGACCGGTCCTGATTGCTTTCACTCCAGTAGCCAATTCCTCAAACGCAGACACCAACCGGTTAAAGTCAGGCCCGTGTTTTGTCGAGATGTCCTCCTGCATCTGGTTGATGGTTTCTACCAATTTGGAGAAATTTGACCTGACGTCGGAGAAGAAGAAGGGCCCAGGGTTGGACTCCACGTCTCCAGCCAACTTGAGAAGGTCAAAGTTCAAAGTCTGTTTCACAGGTGCCACAATTTTCTGTTTGTGTCTGGCTTCGGCTGGATGGATAGCCAGCAAGGGCCTGGGACAGTATGTCTCAGCCCTCTTCATCCGATAAAGTAGCTCGTTAACTCGGGTTGCTTTGATGGCACCGTAGTTGAAGGAGGTGGGTAGCGCCCGCGACGCCTTCTGATCCAACACCTGGGTGTCACCTCTCACGTTGGGCACAGCAGTTTTACTGTACTTGCACACTCCATTATACACGGTTGCCAACACGCGGTGTGGTGCCGTGTAAGGCAGGGCGAGCCGAGTGAGTGGTGCCTTGTGGTAAGCTGTTGGGTTGGTGGTGTTCTCCAGCGCTGCTTCAGGCGCCCCGTTCGGGACCCAAGTGAGGTCTCCCTCGTGCTTTACTGCTATCTCCAGGTCAGAGAAGTAGTAAGTGGACGCGCGCAGGAGCGCTCCCACCAGCGTGTGGGCAGGGATCTGCATAAGGTCCAAAACGTTGATTTGATCTTGCGGTGTCACTTTCACGAATCTGTCCATGATGAACGAGACGTCTGTGTGTTGGCGCCTCTGGACCTGTGTCTCACCACCGTAGTTCTCAACAGTGGTAGTCACGGGATCTGCTGATTCACCCGCAGAGGTAGTTTCTCTGCGGGCGTCGACCGGCAGCCTCAGCTCAAAGTCCTTGCCAGCGCTAGCCAACACGACCAAAGCGTCGCCGTCGGCTTTGCCGTGCGTGATTTGAAACAAGCAGACCCATCCTTGCACGTTCGTGGTTTCAGCCACGTCTGACGCGGTGTATGCGTAGTCAGCAGCCGAAAGATAGGGGATGGAGAAAGTGAACTTTGAGTTTAGCCCAGTGTCCCACTCAGCATGAATGCAGTGTGCAGCCGCCTCAGGCGTCCGGGGCGGCTCCATGCCCGGTGGGGCGTAAGCAACCATGTAACGCGCTTTCGCGTCAGTGGGTCCTGTAAACATGAAGTGCAGGTTGATGGTGCCACTGTACTGTGCATAGTACTGCGCGAGACCTGCAAGAAAGGTGTTCGACATGTGCTTTGCTGCTAAGGACACGTCAAACTGGGCAAGCACCCTGTCTGAATCTGTTTTCGTGGTCACGTATGGCACGTCACCCTCGAAGTGCAGAAACGTCGGGCATGCCTCAGCCACATCAAGGAGATTGGTAAAACGCCCAGGCAGCAGGTTGCGTGGGGGGTTAAACACTTTCCCGTAAACGGGGTCAGCCGTCTTCGGGTCCGTGGTCACCAGGCCACCATAGCCGTCACTGCAAGCTACGGGGAAAATTCCCTCTTTGGAAGGAAACTCGCCCGCTACGTACACGTTGGTTGGGGCAATGTTGGCGTACACCTTGATCTGTGGAGCGCCTTCAGTGTTGACAGTCAGGGGGGCTACGACCATAACCACGAGGGTCCAAGGTTTGTGCACCTTGTACTGGTCGTAGCGATTGACGCCAACGAAAGGCACAGTGATGTGCGCAGTCATGTTTGTGCGTGGGTTGATGAACTGATGGGGGAAGAGCGTGAGCTGGTACAGCTCCCTCTTCTGGATGGAACAAAGCTCTGGCACCATCGCCACCAACAGACACCCTCCGTTGAACTGGTTGCCAACCGCGGTGACTTCAACGTCCCAACCGTTTCTCATATATGCGTACGAGTCGGTCAGACTTCCGTAGACACCTTTGTGGTCAGTTGGGAGTTCCAACAGGTGGCAGCGTCCGAATGGGTCACTGGTGACCCAATCGAAGAGGTGGGTTTTGAAGAAGCGTTCTGCCTGGACAACTCTGGTTTCAAGACCAGAAGTGTTTGGCCCACTCACAAAGTCCTCAGCTGTTGCATACCCGTACGTGACTCCGACACTCGACTGTGTTGTTGAGGTCGTGTGTCCGTTGCGGGTAGTGAGGATGCGGTCCTCGAGGAGAGTGGTTTCCTCTGTCTTTTTGTCAGCAAGAAGGGCGCCAAAAAGACCGCTGAAGGCAGAACCTGCGAGCTTGGAAAACCAGTCGTTGTTCTGAGTGTTGGTTGTGTGATTGGAAGTTGTGTCTGTGGAGCCCTCGTTGGAGCCTCCGCTGATGGCGTTGTCACCAAGTTGTGTGTCCATGGAGTTCTGGTACTGTTGCATGTAGTAGTTGTTGATTATGCTGCCAGTATTGCCAGATTGGTTCTGCGAGCCGGTCGCCGGACTGGATTGTCCAGCTCCCTTGAGCTTCCGCTGAACGTTGATTTTCCATTCTCCGTTGAGTGGTTCTTGATCATATGGAACGAACACCAGAACGTCGGACGGGTCCGGCGTCCATGGGTAGAAGTCCTCATCGTCAATCGCGTACCACCCGTTGGAGGTGACACAAGCAAACACGGCATGTTCCTGTCCTTTCAGGAAGATGCCTGCATGGAAATCAGCCAGACACATGTTCGTACCGTCCACCACACACACCTCGCTAGGTCGCGAGGCGGTACCAATACCGGTTTGAAGCAAGTGTTTGATGTTCCAAACAACAGCGGCAGGCGGTCCGCCTTCGTGTAACTCAAGCCCTGTGAGTTCTTCCAGCTGTTTGATGGCTTCAAGCGTGAGGTTCTGGGGTGAGTTGTAGACCCAGTCGAAGAAAGGCTCATCGACGTACCTGAACAACTGAAGGATGGTGTTCAACCAACAGTTGTCGTGGTTGTTGGGCCTGGAGTAAAAGGTCTTCTTTTCACCGTTGTACAGCGTGAATTCCATCTTTCCTGTAGCTCGTGAAAGGAAAAGCGTTCTGATCTCTCTGATAGCGTACACCAAAGCGATAAAACAGTTAGTTGTGTTCATAAAGTCAGTAGTTATAATGGAAAGGCGCCGGCCTCCGGTCACCTATCCAGGCATAGAAGCTTTTTAAACTGGGCGCTTTTACAGAAGCCCCAGTCCCCTTCTCAGATCCCGAGTGTCGCGTGTTACCTCGGGGTACCTGAAGGGCATCCTTAGCCTGTCACCAGTACTTGAATACCAGTATCAGTGTCACCTTAGAGTGAGTTTCACAGAAAAGTTGCCGTGCTGGGGTTGCACACATGGTGGGTCCGTCAGGACGTGGCTTTCGGCCCCGTGGGTCCTTGTTACCAAGGAGGAGTTCCCACGGCCACCATGCTCCGCTACGAAGCACCAGTGCTGTTACTAACACTCGCCAGTGGACCGAGCGTGGAGTCAAGCACAGTACAAAGTGTTACCCCTCTAGACCTGGAAAGACCAGGCGGAGTTTCAAATTGCACGGTGTATGTCAGTTGGGGAAACCTGTTTAGATCGTGTTTGTACAAGTCCTCCTCAAGCGACGGCGCGTTTCGTGCGCAGACGTCCCGTTTCTCATGAAAAACGGGCAAAACTGTGTGAATTTGCCGTTTTACTTCCGGGTGAAGGTGTATCTTGTGGTTACATCCCATTAACACCGGGGTAGGCGGTTGTAAGCTTGTGGTTACTTCCCTTTAACGCCGGGACAGGCGGTGTCAAGCTTGTGGTTACTTCCCCTTTACGTCGGAAACGACGGTAAAACTTAGGGGGGGGGGGGTGAAAGGCGGGCTTCGGGTGACAGCCGAAGCAGACCAGGCGATCAGCCCGCGCGAAACGGCCCCATCACCGTAGCCCGCCGCACGGGGGAGCCCGTGGAGCGTCGAACGACCCCAATAGGAGTGCCCAAGACAGCGCAGCGACCAAGTAGGCGGAGAGTGGTCAGAGTACTAGCCGGTCACGCGAGAAGCGCAAGCGGTGTTCGTCCACACGGTCCAGCTAAAATGGCCACGCGGTGCCGTGAGTCCAACCGTAGGTGGGTGAACGAAAGTCCATCGGGTCCCGCGTGCACGCGAACGTAAGTGTGGAGTGCAACGCAGGGACTGTCGTTGGCGTGCTAGGGGTGAAACCCTAGCGCCCCCTTTCAA